TTACTTTCTAGACTCATATCCTTTTTTTATTAAATGATTGTCTATTATTTTAAGTATTGTGCCATTTACAGAAGATTTTTCTAAATAGTCACACAATAGCTTTTCAAATGGTTCTTGGCCGTAAAAACTTCCAGGTTCTACAACATCTCCTTCCTTTAATTTATACTTAGGCCCCATTCCGGTCATTATCCACTCTAACGAATATTTAGGGTAAGTTTCTAATATATTCAATATTATAGATGATCCAACGCTTCTGTTTTTACCTTTCATTGAACCTAAATAGCCAGAATTAATTCCGCAAGACAACTCAAAAGCCCTTATACTACGGCTTTCTTCATTAGCTATTTCTATAATTCTATCAATAATAGTTGTTTCCATAGATAAATTCTATAGCAAATAGTTTCTTAAATATTAGTAAGTTTCCCATATTTAAGATAATATTGCAATAACAAATCGATACAAAACTAAACATAAACCAATCATAAACCAATAATACATTACTATGATTACGGAAATACAAAGGGATTCTATAATAAAAGCCATTGGTAAAAATCATATTTCTAAAATATATGACTGGCTTAAAACAACAGACTTTAAATCAATTTATGGTAGAGAGGTTTCTAAAGGAATGATTTCTAAAGTACTTAATGGTACTTGGGATAATGAAATTATTGAAACTGCAATTTTAGACTGTGCTAGTAAAAAACTTTATGAGCGCAAGGCTTTAGAAGAAAAGAAAGCAAACATACTTAAGCAGGTATCATAATGAAACGTAGAGCCAAAAGACAATCTAAAGCATTTATTCTATTAAGCTTGTTTACAATCATTGTTTTTGTAAGCGCTATTACCTACACCCTTATATACAAAAAAAGCCCTAGGCTGCAACCTAAGGCATACACAACAATTTCTAATTAAACACCAATTGTCATGAACAACAAAATTACAACACAGCCTCATTTTGCACAACAGCTAATAGCAGGTTTATTACAAGAAGATAATGCCATTGAGTTTTTTGGCGTTAAAGACGGCCAGAAAGTATTTTTTCTACAAAATGGTAAATCTTACCCTTTTAAAAAGCTTAAACCTAGATTATTTGCTCTTCTTCAAAACGCTTACTATGAAGATGTAGAAGCTGTAAAAAGCATTAAGCAAATTACAAATAATCATATAAGACAAGTAGAGCTTTACACCTATTTCTGTTATGGCTCTTTAGACTGTACTCCAGATATTAATGGAGACGTCTTATCTCCTTCTGAAAACTTTAGACACCAACAAAACTGTGTGTCTCTAAACTTTATTAGTAAGAACATTACAATAAACGGCCACACATTACTTCCTAGAGAACTTACCATTATAGATATGATAGCTAATGATGCTTTAGATACTGCAATTGCAGAAGCCTTAGGTATTACAGTAAGTACTCTTGGGTTTCATAAAAGAGAGTTATTTAAAAAAGCAGATTGTCAAACCAAAGTCTCATTGCTTAAAAAGGCAATGGATGAAAATGTACTGTAAAAATGAAAACAATTCAAGAAGTTAAAATTGGAGATACAATAACTAATTGCAAAAGAGGTGAAGGTATCATAACAGATAAAACAAAAAGAACTATTACTGCCACTTTTAAAAACGGTACAAGAGTTAAAAATACCTACTCCTACAACGACGCTTATTACTATCCAAGTGATTTTTAAAAATAAACCAATGACTGAAATACAACACATAAATACTCAGATAGCTAACCTAGAGCGTGCTAAAAAACAAGTTAAAGACAGCCATTTGTTTACTCCAGAAGATGAACAACAACTAATACCATTTTACGATGCCAAACTACTTGAACTACGTAAAAGAAAAGATACAGCAGTTAGAGCAATGCAAGTACGAGAATACACCTGTGTTACCACAGAGGTATTACAACTACAAAAAGCGCATTGATTTCTTAAAAAGGTATAAAGAGCGTTTACAAAACTTTGACACCACACATTTAAACTATCACCAAAAAAGGGACCACCAATTTCAACTAAACGCCACCACCAAAAGAATTGCAACACTAAAACATAAAGCACTAGCCTGCAGAAGCATTGCAAGAAGAGCTTTTAAAAAACACCAATCCAAAATATGATTACATCATCTTCTATTGATACTGTAAGAGACTCAGACATAGTTCAAGTAATACAACATTATGTAGAGCTTAGCAAAAGCGGTAGCAATTATAAAGGCTTATCTCCTTTTGTAACAGAGAAGTCTCCAAGCTTTATGGTTTCTCCAGGTAAACAAATATTTAAAGACTTTGCTAGCGGAAATGGTGGAGACGCCATAAAATTTGTAATGCTTTACGAGCAATTAGATTTTATTGGCGCTGTAAGAAAAATTGCTAGTATTTGTAATATAACTTTAGAAGAAGAAGAAGTAACAGAAGAAGTTAAAGCTAAAATTAATCGAAAGGAACAGCTTTGTAAAATTATAGATAGATCTGCTAGCCTTTATACCACTACATTATCTGAGCAACCAGAAACACATTGGGCAAAACAAATGCTAAACAGCAGAGGCTTTAATCAAGATGTTATAAATGAATTTCAGATAGGTTATGCGCCTGCAAATCATACGTTTTTAGCTAAGCCTTTAATTGAAAAAGCATTAGTTAGCCAAGCTAAGGCAGTTGGTATTATAAAAGTGAAGGACCAACGTACCTACGATTTCTTTTATGATCGCATCATCTTTCCTATACATAACCATAAAGGGCAAATTATCTCTTTTGGCGGCCGTCGTAATAATGATGAAGAAAGTGCTAAGTTTCCTAAATACCTAAACTTAGGAGATACAGAACTGTATAATAAAAGCAATGTGCTATATGGTTTATTTCAAGCAAAACACGCCATTAGCAAAGCACAGAATGCTGTTTTGGTTGAAGGTTACACAGACGTTGTTTCATTACACCAAAACAACTGTGATACTGCAGTGGCCTCTTGTGGTACAGCGCTTACTATCACACAATTAAAATTACTAAGCAGGTTTACGCCTAGCATAACATTATTCTTAGATGGTGACGCTGCAGGACAACGCGCTGCATTAAAAGATATAGACCTTTGTTTAAAAGCAGACTTAAAAGTAAAAGTTTGCGTGTGTCCAGAAGGTGAAGATCCAGACACATTATCTAAAAAGGTAGATGATATAAATATGTTTATAGCTAATGAAGCTAAAGACGCTGTGTTATGGAAAACAAGACAACTAAGTAATAAAGCTGCTAATGATCCAGATGCAAAAGCAGATGCTGTAAAAGAAGTTTCTGAAATGCTAATGGGTATTAGCAACGACATAAAGAGAAACGAATATTTAAAGCTGTGTGCTAAAGAATTAAAAGTTAAGATAACAGACCTAAAGACAGCCGTACAGCTAACCATTACAAAAGCAGAACAAAAAGCAGAAGCAGGCAACCAAAGTAAAGAGGTTATAGATCACCTAAACTTACCAGATGGTGCAGATTGGCAAGAGTTTAAAAACCACCGTTTTGTTACTGCAAGCAATTGCCATTGGTTTCAAGGCTCTAACGGCTTTTTTAAAGGCACCAACTTTACAATAAGCGCTCTATTTCATATTTACGGAAAGCAAGACAATAAGCGTTTATGTGAATTAAGAAACACAGAAGGACAGTTACGCCTTATAGATTTTGAAAGTAAGGACTTTGTAAACTTTAGCAGTTTTCAAGAAAAGTGTATAGATGAAGGCTTTTATATTTTCCTTCCAGAAATAAGTACCATTCATTTTAAACTATTAACCCAACGTGTTTTAAATGATTTTATAACAGCCTATGAGTTAAAAACACTTGGATGGCAAACAGAAAAGTTTTTTGCTTTTGCAGATGGTGTTTTAGCAGAAAATGTATTTAAGCCAGTTAACCAATATGGTATTATACAGATAGACACAGATAACAAAACAGATTCTGAATACCAACAAGATGTAAAACACTTTTATTCTCCTGCATTTTCAGAAATATATAAGCATAGTAGAGATGATGATGATCCTTATGAAAATGATCGTGCATTTGTCTACAAAAAATCACCAGTGCCATTAGAAGATTGGATGTCACAGATGACAAGTGTTTATGATAAAAAAGGAATTACAGCAATAGCCTTTGCCTTTAGTACAGTATTTAGAGATTTTATATTAAGCAGGTATCATTTCTTTCCGCACTTATTTTTAACAGGTGAAAAAGGAAGCGGTAAATCAAAATTTGGAGATAGTATCGCCAATTTATTCACCTTTAAATTAGAGCCTTTTGATTTAAACTCTGGAACCTTAGTCGGTTTTTACAGACGTTTAGCCAGAATAAGAAATGTACCTGCTTTTTTTGAAGAATATCACGACAAAATAGATGATCGTATGTTTCAATCTCTTAAAGGCGCTTACGATGGTAGAGGTAGAGAAAAAGGGCAAGCCACAAGTGATAACAGAACAACAATAAGTAAGGTAAACAGTAGCTGTATTCTTGCAGGCCAATACTTATCTAGCAGAGATGATAACTCACTTACCTCTAGAAGTGTTATAGAGCACTTTATTAAGCGCCAAGATCCTTTTACCAATGACCAAATTATTGAGTATAACAAACTTAAGAGTATGGAAGAGCAAGGGCTTTCTTCTTTAGTCTTAGAGATTGTAAAGTACAGACCAAAAATAGAAGCGCAATTTCATAAAACCTATGCCACTATAACAAAGAGTCTTATAAAGGACCTTAAAGGAATGGCTTATGAAGAGCGTATGCTACAAAACTATAGCTGTATGTTAGGCGTGTTGCAAGTGCTATGGCCTTATTTTCAATTTCCATTTACTTGGGATGATGTGTACCAACAATTTAAGAATGCCATTCTAGATACCAGTGATCTCATTACAGAAAGTGAAGGCCTTGCAGAGTTTTGGCGTGTACTCCCAATACTAGAGCGCAAAGGAGAAATAAGAGACGGCCACGAATTTTACATAGATGAAAAAGACAAGTTTACCTACCATCCTAAGAAGAATGAATCTAAGGTTTACGAGTCTAATCCTGGAGATAAAATATTATTCCTGCGTTTATCTCACGTGCACCAATACTACCATAATGAAGTTAGCAGACGTGAAGGCGTAGATGTTATAGGAGAACAAACAATGCGCAATTACTTTAAGAGTAAGCGCTATTACATAGGTCCAATAACCAACTATAAGTTTTACGATGCCAAAGGAGATTTTAAAAGCCAAGGAAGTTGCTATGCCTTTAACTACACAATGATGCAAAAGAGTGGCATAATAAACCTAGACAGCACTACAGAAACAGAAATTAATAGTGATGATCCTTTTGCACCAGACAATGCAGACCAATTATCAAACGGCCTATAATGAACCCTTTAACCCAACATAAAACAGCTTTTGAGCTTCTGCACTTTTACCAGAAAGAATGCAATGATCGTGGCATACGCATTTACCCGGTTTTGTATTACCACAGCTATGTGTTGGAAATAGAGTTTAACAAGACCAAAGACTTTAACCCTAACAACACCTTAAAACTTATACGAGGTGAAACCAGGTACAGCATAAATAAAAAAGAATGGGTAAACGTATTGCACCAGAAATACGAAGAAATATACCATACAAGAATACTACCACGCCTTAATACCGGCAAGGCTGTAGATAGTGGCACAGTAAGGGCCATTTATAAAAATGCCGGATAACTTAAATAACACGTTATGAGCAAAGTAAATTATGAAGTTTTTGATTTAGTACAACCAACAGGCAAAGCCAAAACAGTAAAGCGCAAAAGCCTAGGCACGTTTACCACCAAAGACGAGGTACACAATGAGATTGTAAACCAAAGAGAAAAAGGAAACACAGATTTTGCAGTAGTAGATTATACTGCTATGAAAGAAATGACACACTATAAGGTGCGTAAAAATTACAGAATCTCTACCAAGCCATACACAGGCAAAGTTCCAAAAGAGAGCAAAACAACCACAGCAGCTTAATATGTGGGTTACTTACATCATCTTCATTGCTATAGCCATTATAGTGATCTCCTGGAAAGCTGCAGGCATTTACCTAAGCAATGAAGATGATTAACAATACACTAAACTAACCTTTTAAAAAAATAGATATGTTTTATAAAATTATAAATCAAGATTCAGAAGTGTTTAAAAAACTAAAAGCGCTTAGAAAAAAGGAAATATTAATAGACAAAAAAAACATTCAACTTATAGAGGAAAAAGCAGGTCAAAAATGGGATAATTTTTTAGGCTATCAACCTCAAAGCGGTTTTAGCAGAACAACAAGATATATAGGATTTGAATTTAAAAATCCAGAACTTTTAAATGATAAAATTTGGACAAAAAACAAAGACTACCCTACAATTTACGAACCTTATAAAAGAACCAAAGCAGGAAGAGAAATGCAAAGTTTCATAAATAATTTAGAAGGTAGTTTTTACAAAGTAGTCTATGATATTTTAGGTCTTGAATCTTTAAGAAGGTTTATTACTCCTTATGTTGAAATTAAAAAAGATGATACTATTATTTTGAGACTTGATGATCAACACGAGCCAAAAGATAAAAATCTAATTGAAATTACTAGCGTCGAGTTTAATGAACTTTTTAAGCTTGATTAATATGGTAGTACCACATTTAATAAAAGCAGGATCTAATAAAGTGTTGTTAGGACAAAACCAAGAACCACCAAAAATAGATTGTCGAGTTTGGGCTGAAACTAGTTACCAGGAAGTACTTGAAATTCTTCTAGAAGTTAGATCAAGAGACATACAAATGTATGTAAACGGAGAAAAGCCACTGTTACCACAACCACTAAGAAAAAAAATACACGCCTTTCTTTCTGCAAATGGCAGGTAACGGGATGCAGCTATGAGCAGTATCCCGAAGGGTATTGCTTATAGGTGCTGTTGTGTGTCTGTGGGCGGTGATTTAGCACTAAGCTTTATTTGAAATACTGAAGCAAAAAAGAAAAAAGGGAAGGGGAAAACTTTATAGAGTACCCAATTAAATAAATCTGATACAATGAAAGTATTAACAGAAGGTCACAAGTACCAATTAAGCGGATTTGAGAACGCTGAAAACACTCAAGAAATTCAATTCATTGAGAAAACGCCAATTGAAGGCACAACCGAATTGAAAACGGTAAATGACGGAACAACCAACGAGGAACTTCTTGAAGTCTTAATTGACCGAATGAACTACCTACAAGGTAAATTCCCTTGCCGTGAAAATGCTATTGTTATTACAAAACTTCAAGAATCTCTGATGTGGTTAGAAAAGAGAACCGCAGACCGAAAGAAACGAAATGTTGAAGGAAAGCAATTAGCTTAATGGTATGTGAGCGTGGGCTTTTTCTTTTTTGACTATTAGCAGAAATGTTGATTTGAAAAACGGACTTAGCCCATTGCACATAACGGTCTGTGTATATCTGCCTGGAGGGCGCAGCCCTGCAGAGTGGCAGATTGCTGTGCCGTCTTGCAGATATGCGCTGTTAGGGACAAGTTTCCCTGCTAACTATAATTAACTAAAATACAATTACTAACGATAGGCACTGCACACACAGACCGTTAGGGCAAATTAAGTGTTGTGGGAGTCTTAAAATTTTAATATGGACGAATTAGAACAGATTTTATTAGATAAACTTAGAATTTACAAAATGTTATATATAACCTCTGACGTTATGGGCAGCAAAAAAGAAACTAAGTACTACGGAAAATGTATTAAAAAACTAAATAAGATGATTAAAATTTTATAGCGGAGCAACACGCCCCGCAGGGTAATTTGCCCTAACTACTTCCTAAGCAGAAGTTATTTTAAACTATTGATATGATGATGATTAACAATACAGAAAAGTTCGAAAACGAACTATTTTACAAGTGGATTGATGATATAGAGTTGAGATTTAAACTAACCCAATGTGTAAGAGAGGCAAACGTAAGACGCAAAGAGTCTTACACTCAAAAGGAAATAACAGAAATAGTTAAAATACCACTCACAAAAGTGAAGCAAATAGAGAATGGAACCTGTAAAGACTTTAATGCCATAAACAACTATATAAATTTTCTGGACTGCTCTATTTTAAATTACATAAGCCCTTTTAATTAATATAAACTAAACGAACCTTTTAAAAAAATAAATATGAATACAATTGAAGTTGAACCTAAATTAATAAAGCTTAAAATAAAAGATATAGATGTTTTCTTAGAAGATTACGAACCAGGAAAAGGAAAGATAACTATATCAAGTTTTAATTACGGTGCTTTCACCTTTTATTGGGGATCAATGGGAAGCGATTTAAAGGACTTTCTTTTGAGAATTAATGGAGATTATTTTGCAGGTAAATTGTCTAATAACAGTTATGTTTTTGACGCCAAAGGCAGTACTAAAAATGTACGTAAACATATTAGAGAAGAGTTGTCTTATGAATTGCCTCGTTATAAGTTTATGTCTGCTCAAAAAGAAATGAGAGAAGCTATAAAAAATCTTGAATATGTATCTTCTAATAATGAATTTGTAGCAAGAATGATTGATTTACCAGATAATTTAATGTGTTATGATTTAGATTATAAAGAAGAAAGGGAGTTTAAAGATATTATTGAAGGTGTTTTTAAAAGCGAACCTTGGCATTTTATAGCCGAAAAGCTATCTAATGAATACAAATGGCTTGTAAGTCTTCATAAGGATCTAAAGAAAGTACTATTAACTTTTTAATAAAAAAAATTATGAAACAACTAATTAAAGATACTTTTGAAAAGCATAAAATTAATTTTGGAAGGGAAAAAGTAACTAATATAGATGTAGATTATGTTGATGATTCTTACACAAATGTAGAAGAGGCTATTCTGGATCTTCTTAAACAAACGGCCTTAAACCAAAGCTCCATTAACTATCAAAACATTATAGATTACAAAATAGAAGCAGAAAAAAAAGCGAAGGATAAAAACATTAGTGAATGGGGTTGCGCTTTTATAAATTTAATACTCATAATCTTTATTACTATAGTTATAATTTCTGCTATAGCTAATTAATACACCTTATACACTACTAAAAAACCTCACAGTTAGCGCTGTGAGGTTTTTAGTTATATAACATTTGTATATACAACTATGTTAACATCTTAAAAATCCCGCGCCCAATTTTAAAAAACGTATAGAAGATAGCAGAAAAGCTGCGGAAAAAAGGTTCTAACAGTTCTAACCGTTCTAACTCAGTTAGTATATATAGTATAAGTTATTATATATCAATTAGTTACAAATATTTAATATAATCAATTTCAGTTAGACTGCGTTAGAACCCTTTTTTTAGGTTCTAACTAAAACACTAGTATACTAACCGGTTATAATGAAATTTCTATAATTTTAAAATTCTAACATTTTGTTATTCAGTTATTTAAAACTCAGTTAGAACGGTTAGAACCTTTTTGGGCCATCCATAGCATTACATTGAAGAAAATCCTTTTTTTTATCTCATATATTCTAAATTATAGCATATATTTATAACACATTTGTATTATAATAGTTTTTGGTTATGGCATTTTTAGCATCTGTAGATATTCCGGTTCCTGTATATGTGCAGAAGTACCTTTTAAAGCGTTATGGTAAAGATCATAAGGTGTCTAAAAACTCTGCTATTGGTATTATGATCATTCAGTTAGCCACTAAATACTATATGAAGCCTGTAAAGAAAGCTCCAGAAGGGCAAGTATTTTACAGCTTAGCGGTTACAGAGTACTATTATAATCAAAAGGTATTTAGGATTACCAAGACTAAGCTTAAGTTGCTTAGTAAGCTTTTGGTAAAGTTATTTTATGAAGACCTGGTTAACTGTGCATATAGAGATGTGGCTTTAAAGAAGATTAGTGAAGATAATAAGTTTGCTACAGCCAAAGCTTCAATAAAACAATTCTTAGATTTTTACGAGATCACAGAAAATGATTTAAGATTAGAAACGGCTTATATGGAATACCAACGCAAAAAACCAAAAAAAATTAAGGTTTCTAAAAATCAAATAGCATCATTTTAATACTAAAATTAACGTTAAGCCTTATAAATAATGAGGTTATGGGCTTACACTTTTATCACAAATAGTTATGAATTTTAATTGCGAAGAACAAATAGGCGGCTTTAATAATGTACAAGTTTATACTTTAGAAGAAACTTCTGGATGGCCAAAAGTGGTTACAGACCATAATAGTGATCTGGTAACTTTTACTCCTATACCTCAAAATATAGAAGGCACAATTTTAAATGAAAGTATAGATGTAAGAGAATCCAGTGCCGTAAAAGATCCTGGTAATTTACACGATGTTTCAATATCATTCGAGTTTTTAAGTCAAAGCCCTGCATTGGAACAGCTTTTAGATGGCTATAGCAGTACTAAATTAGTGGCTGTAGTGTGTAAGAACTACAAGCAGAAAAAACTATATGGCACAAATACCTTTCCGTTACAATTAACCTATGAGTTAAAACACGGTAAGAAACCAGAAGACGGTACGGCCACCATAATTAAGTTAACAGGACAATCTCCAAAACGTTCTGTACATATATTAAATGAAGTTGGGTAACATTAGGCTACGCTTTATACGCTTATTATAAAAGTGTAATTTTTCAACCTTAGCTATCTGTTTATTATTGTATTGTGAAAATCTATTTAAAGATTATTCATTATACATTTTATCTATTTTGATAGCAAACTTACACAGCTTATTAAATTCACCTTGGTACATTCAAGAAGATTATGCCGTTGCATTATTTCCTTCATTGGTAAGTGTATTAAACGGTGCAGACCTATCTTCTGTTACACCTCATAACCCAAATGTTATTACTGCGTTTAATGCAGATATGTCTCCTTCATTATTAGGAGAAGACACTGCAGCAACTACAGATAAGCGCGTAGTGGTTTTGGGTATTAAGTCACCTATTTATAAATACGATCAACCTTGCGGACCTACAGGAACGCGAACTATGCGTGCTACTCTGGAGCAATTTAAAACAGATGATAGTATTGCAGGAATTGTTTTAGATATAGATAGTGGTGGCGGCCAAGGCGCAGGAACTTCTGAATTTTATGATTACATAAGCTCCTACCCTAAACCAATAGTGTCTTATACAGATGGCCTTATATGCTCTGCAGCATATTACTTTGCCTCTGCTTCTAACCATATTATTGCAAACAAGCGTGCAGACAAAATAGGAAGCATAGGTGCAATGGCTGTAAGTGTAGATATGAGTGGCGTTGTAGAAAAGCAAGGCGGCAAGGTACATATAATGTATGCTAGCAAGAGTAAGAAGAAAAATAAGAGTGCCAGAGCGCTTACAGAAGATAACGACACCTCTGTACATATTACAGAAGTCTTAGATCCTTTAGTAGAAGATTTTCATAATGATATGTTGACTTCTAGACCTAACCTAAACACAGAGGTTTTAGAAGGTGATGTATACACACCACAAGACGCATTAAAACACAACCTTATAGATAGCATAGGCACTTTTGCAGATGCTGTAAATAAGGTTTTTGAACTTTCAGAGCGTAATAATTCAAATTTAAATAAACCACAAATGTCACAAAAGGAAAGACCGCTATTACAGGCTGCCTTAGGATTAGAGTCGGCGTTACAAGAACTAGACGGCCACTCTTCCTTAAGCACAGAACACTTTGATCAACTAGAGCAAACGTTATCAGAGCGCAACGACAGCCTTTCAGAAAAAGAAACGCAATTAAACACTGCAAATGCTTCACTTTCTGAATTACAGAACCAAAACACAGAACTTCAAACTGCTTTAGATGCTTTATTAGAATCTAACAGCGTAGAGGTTTTAGAAACTGCCACACCACAAGAAAAGCTAGATGCTTTGCAAGGGTACATTACAGAGTTAGGAAGCAGAGATGCTGCAAACCCATCTGCTGTAGTGCCAAGTGCGACAGAAAGAAAAACATCGTTTGTTGATGCCAACGCATCTCACAACCGTTTAGCCGATAAATTAAAAACTTCTAAAAACTAAGACATGGCAATTAATGTTCAAGACGTAGCTAAAGAGGTAGGTGAGTATGTTGCTCATAATACCGAGATAGTGAGCGCAGGTGTTTACTCCGATGAGATCCAGGTAAACGCATTATGTAAAACTATTACCGCTATTAACGGTAAGTACCCACAATTTCATAAGATTTTAGGTCACGTGGTACAAGGCTTTAAAGCAGAATGGCAAGCATTGGGCGAGGCTCAATTTAAGCACAAGATGCTACAAGCTTACCGCCAAAAGGTAAACTTTCCTATTGTTCCAGACGAGATTTTAAACACTTGGTTGGCTAAACTTTATACAGAAGGTTTAACAAAAGAAGAGCAACCAATCTCTAAAGAGATTATGGAAGATCTTATGGCAAAGGTGAAAGATGATTTACAAGAGTTATCTGTTACAGGTGTTAGAGATGATGCTAATGCAGATGGGCAATTTGGAGCATCTTTAAATGGTGTTGCTACACAAGTAACAAACGCTTTAGCAAATACAACGCATCCTGCATTTAGAATCCCATTAAATGCAATTACAGATCAAAACATCTTAGATGAAGTTAAGAGTTTTGAGCGCCAAGTTCCTGCATATATGCGTAGAAAATGTGACTCTATTGTAATGAGTGACAACAACGCATTACGTTATGCAGATGCTTACGAGCAAACGTATGGTACTAAAGTAACATACACAGAAGATGGCCGTATGCGTACACCGCTTACTAAAAAGATGATTGTCTCAGTTGATAATATGCCGGATGACATCATTTTTATGACAATTAAGGACAACCTATACCGTCTTATAGATGTTATTGATGAACCTAGAGTAACAGATGTGCAAACATTAGATTACGTGTTAAAAATCTTTATGGATTTCCATTTAGGATATGATTTTGCAATTAACCAGGTATTATTTGTTGCTGTTTTTGATGGTAGCGAACGTGGTTTAGAAAATGCAGCGCAAAACGCACTGTATTATCCTAAAGAAACTTTAGCTGTAACACCTTAATAATTTATTATGGCAAATGAAACCAAAGACCAACTGTTAGCAATAGCAGTTGGTTATAACCTAGATATAGACGAGAAGGCAACAAAAGCAGATATTAAAGCTGCAATTGATGCTTACGAGGCACAAAACCCTTCTGCAGAAGAAGAGGAAGAAGAAGCTACAGAAAGGCCTACTATTACTTATAATGGTAGAGACTATGCCTTTAAAGCAAATACTCCAAAACAATTAAAAGTATTTGGAGAAGTGAAACCACTAAAAGCACTAATAAAAGACAAGGAAACTATGTCTTTACTTATTGAAGGTGGTAATTTTTATGTAGAACGCGTACAAAACACAAAATAAGATGGCACTAGATTTAGTAGACGTAGGTGGCGAAAGCTGCGAACCAGTTGCAGGAATAGTAAATGATGTTAAGATTGCACCACACGGTGATTTTACATTAATAAATGATCCTGCAGAGTTATGTGGTGACGGTGAAGCTCTTTCTGTTGAAGAGTTAGTTACCATTAGTGCAGACCACACTTTTAATACAGGTAAAGGCTTTACCAATATTGAAAGCATAGAAGAAACAGGTACAATTACCACAACAATGATTGGAGAAACTGGAAGAAAATTATTCCAGAATGCTTTAACTATTGAAGTTGCAGGAAGTACTGCAGCATTACTTGGTTTTTTGAGACAAGTAAAGAACGGTAAGTATGTTGTTTTAGCAGAAGAATTTGGTTCTGGAGCTTTTAGACAAATAGGAAGTTCACGCTTTCCTGCTCGTTTTGAAAGTATTGAAGCAGCATTAGAAGCAGTTGCAGAAGGTAAAAACTCTGTAACATTAACCATACAAGACAAAAGCAAATGGCCTGCTGCAATTTATACAGGAGCCATTACAGAATATCCTTCTGTTTAGGATATGTAGTTCATATTTTTTTGATTGGGTTAGTTAGTTAAAAACGCCTTCTGGTTTTCAGAAGGCGTTTTTTTGTCATTTTCAACCAAACCAATTTAAAATACTTTTATAATCACTTATTTATTCATTTAAAACCAAAACAATGAAAAGTTCATTTTTAACACTATTTGCCCTCGTTTGCATTAGCTTAAATGCTAATGCTTTTATTGAAAACCCTAAAGTTCCTTTTGATGATCCTTTAGAAAATGTTGTATCTTTAAATATGGATTTAGAGATAAATAATGCAACACCTGTTTCAATTTTAAAGCTGAAACAAGAAGATTTAAGTAATAAAATCTTTAAAGATTCAAAAGGCTTATCTATTCTCGAAAAATGCCTAAAATCTGAAATTGATTTTATAGAAGGCATACTTAAGCAAAAACTATATGTCGATTTAAATTCTGAAAGTTTAGAGGCAATTAATTATTCTCTAGATTCAGAACAGATACAGAATGCCATTACTTACTCAAATTATCAAGATGAATTTAGGATAAAAAGGAAATACAAGGTCTCCTATTTTAATGTAGACCTTGGTTACATTATTAGACATAATTACCATTTAAACAACGGTATTACACACGTAGAGTTTAATTATTTGAATTAGAATATTTCTATATATATATTAAAAACGCCTTCTATAACCTAGAAGGCGTTTTTTTGTCATTTAATATATGGGTTACACTTTCCACTTTTGTACTATGAATATACAAGATTGGTTTAGTAGTGGCTGTGATTATGCTTCTGGTGTTGCTTTATATAGCAAGCTTAAGCACAGTAATGCTTTAACGCTTAGGCGCCTTATGAAAAAGGAAAATGCCACAAACTTAATGACTTTAAAATATGAGCTAAAAAAAGCCCAGACATTAAAGGCCCAACTAAAAACCACTACCAAAAAAGTACCACCAAAAAAGAAACCACAACCATTAAAGGTGGTTCCTGCAGCTTATAAAGAGCCTGCACGCCAACCAATGTATATGCATAATACGCCTAAAGAACTTAGGCCATTATTATCTGAGGCCCATACTTTATTTATTAAATGCTGTGAACTAAAGAGTATTTTAAATGAAACTCCTGGATCTGTAAACACCTATGATCTACAATTAGAGATAGATGAAAAGTTAAAGCGCAACCAATGGTGTTGGCAACAGATTACCTTTTTTAAAGAACACGGCACTTTACCAAAAAGCACTCCATCTGAATTTGAAACCCTTACAAGTGCTCAACTTATAAAGCGGCAACAATATAAATGGCAAGCAAAATGCAAAGCAGAAAAGCTTATTGAAAAATATGAAGCTGAGTTAGCATCTCCAGAACCAATTAACAAACGTGTTTTAATTGAAAACAAACTACGCCTAAAAAAAGAAAAGCTAATAGGTATTGAAAAAGATTTACTAACCTTAAGTGAACTCATAAATGGAAACTAAACCTATTAAACGCCCTTTTAAAAAAGGAGCTTCAATATTTGATAAGATTAACCTCGCATCTTTAAAGCCGGATAAATACGAGCTATCTCCTACCCTAGAGAAAATTAAAGAACGTTGGGTGTTTTCATTTACTGAAAAACTCCAGGGCAACAGCAGGCACCAGATAGCTAAAGACCTGCAGGAAACTTATGATATAAGTGAAGCCCAAGCTTACTTAGATATTAAAAACAGTGATCACTATTATGGTGATGCACATAGAGCAAACCAACAGGCCGAAAAGGTTATTCTTTATGAGTTTGCCAGAGACACTTACAAACAAGCTGTTGAAGATGGTGATTTGAAAATGCGTCTTAAGGCTATTGATCTTATGGGTAAATACGCAGATATAGGCAAAGATGATATACAACAGTTTAATCCAGAGAAGTTTGAGAATAAAGAAGTAAGCGTTACTGTACCAACTGCAGTAATGGATGCTTTAATAGAAAAATTAAAAGGTGGTGTTGTTAATATGAATCAATTAGAAGCAGAAGATGCTCAATTTGTAGAAGTAGATAGTAATGAAGAAAATTGAACTCACCGGACCACAACTAATGGTGGTTCTAGCTATAAAATTAGGTAAGAAGAAAATATACCTGGAATGGGGCCGAGGCAGTGGCAAAACTACCATCTTAGGTTATATCCTTAAAGAACTGGTAAAGCAGATGCCAAGAGGTTGCTTTACCTTAGTTGGTGAAACCTATAAACAAATACTTGGCACTACATTAAAATCTGCTAAAGCAGGTTTAGAGATGTTTGGTGTTTTTGAAGATGTAGATTATGTTGTAGGTAGATCTGGTAAAAAAAATGGTTATGCAATGCCTTTTGAGCGCCCAGATATGTGGCATAATATTATACATTTTAGTAATGGTGCTATAATTCAATTAGTTTCACTAGATAATAAAAACAGTGGTAGAGGTCTTAACAGCTATGCAGAGGTTGGAGATGAAGCTGCTTTATTAGATAAAGAACGCCTATTTGTAAATGTTCAGATTAGTAACCGTGCAGGTAGGAACAGGTTTCCAAAGGCCTCATTGTTAAATGCAGAAATTTATATCTCTTCTACTCCATTAACTAAAAAAGGTAAATGGTTTACAGATATGGAAGAAGAAGCTAAAAGGAACCCTAAAGAATACGCATTTATTAAAGCTAATGCGTATAGTAACGCACATAACTTACCTGCAGATTACTTTGATAAAATGCGCAAGAACTCACCTACCTTGCTGTATTACAGAGCAGAAATATTAAACTTAAGACCAAGTGTTAGCAGTGAATCCTTTTATGCGCAATTAAACTCTAAGGTTCATTACTATAAAGATTATGTTTCAGATGAAAACTATAATGAAATTAAGTTTAGTACAGGTAATAATAAATCTATAAACTGCACAACAGATAATGATTTAACTACACAAAATCCTTTGATATTATCAATTGATTTTGGTGTTTTTAACTCTATGAGCATTCAACAACGTACAGGCAATGAGCATAGAATTTTAAACAGCTTTTGGTATAACCACCCTAAAATCCTAGATGATTTAATTATAGATAAGTTCCTGCCCTATTATGCACCTCATAAGCCTAAGAATAATAAGATATTGTTATACGGTGGCCACGATGGAAATAAGCGACAAGTAAACGCCAAGAAGACTTTACTTCAAGAGGTAAGAGATATTTTAATATCTAATGGATGGAAGGTTAAAATTATGTCTAAAGGCGCTGCACCAACCCATATAGAAAAGTATCAAGTAATAAACTCCTTACTTAAGGAGAACCAGGAAGGCGTGCCAGTCATAAGAATTAATGAGAATAACAATACAGATTTAATTATATCATTAGAAAACGCAGGAGTTACAGAAGCAGATACATCTGCTCTTCATAAAGACAAGTCTTCTGAAAGAAGTAAGATAATAAAGCAACAACACGCTACCCATTTAAGTGATACTGTAGACATTCCTATTTATGATATGTATTATCAAGATGTTCTTAGATCTTCTAAGCAAAGAGAATACATGGGCTTACTTACTTAACCTTTTTTCATATATCAATATTTATTTTTTAAATGGAAAGTGTTATACGTCATAGGTTGCGACGTGGTCGCGAGACAAAAAATAAAAATATAGCTAAATAATATTAATCTAAGTTTCTGTATTACAATACATTATGAAGTTATTTATTAGAATGGTTTTATGGTATATTTAAGTATATATAGGTGTTATAAAACTGTAATTTCTTAATCACTTTAAAATGTCAATTTTTGAATTATGAAAGTTGATTTTTTAAAATTATCTGAGGCTTTAAAGTTGATGAAGAGAGTGGATAATGAAGGTGAATTAATTCCTTTTAACTGCTCTGTTAGGACCTTTAATAGAAATTCTAAAAAAGGTGGCACTTTATTAAACATAAAGCAATGCATCCTTTTACCTCTTTCCTTTGGTGATTCTAAAAAAAATAATTCAGTGCAAAGTCTAGGCTTTAAATCTAATGCGCAAAGAAACCCTAATCACTTTGAGCATAGGACAAGAAATTTAAAACTACCTAACGGAAACACTAAAAAGATTAATCTCAATTTTTTGATTTCTGTTAACAATATACCTGTGATATACTAATGGCTCTAGAATTTATAAACGACAAATTAGCATTTGGTACTCATAATGGAGCAGTCTTTTCTTTTAACAAAAAAGAAATGCCATCTACAGTGCAAGTAGAAATTAAAAACTCAACAGGTAAACTAGTCTCTTGGGGACCAAATAATGATACTCCACAAAAAATAATGGAAGGCATTTCTAAATCTGGAACAGCTAAAGCTGCTTTAAGATTTAATAAAAAGGTTCATTATGGTAATGGTTTAGTATTTACTAAAGAAGCTTTTGAAGAAGGAAGCACTAAAAAGAAAATCATACCCATAAGCCTCACCGACCATCCAGAGATTGCTCAGTTTTTTATAAAAAACAAAATGAAGCGTTTCTTTCAAGAAACTATTTCAGATTTAGAAACATTTTCTTTTGCTAATCCAGAGTATATTCTATCTGCAGACTTTAATAAAATTAACAGAGTAAGACGACAAAAAACTGCTTGGTGCCGTTTTGAGGTTATGAATGAATCCACAGGATATATAGATCATATTTACTTGTCTCAACGTTGGGGAACCACTAACAACACAGAAGAAGACAAGTTTACAAAACGTATTAAGCATATAGATCCTTATTGGACACCAGAAGAAGTAAAAGACTATTGCCGAAAACATAAAATAACCAACTTTATAAGACCTTCATTTTACCCTACAACTATTGAAGGTTATTATCCAGTTGCAGATTGGCATACCATTATTGAAAGCGGTTGGATAGATGTAGCTAACAGTATTCCAGAATACAAGAAGGCAATGTTTAAAAATCAGATTTCAATAAAATATCTTATTGAAATAGATGAACGCTATTTTGAGCAGGTTTATAAAGATGTTTGGGAAGATTTTTCTGTTGATGAACGCAAAGACAAGAGAAAAGAAGTCATTGATGCCATTGATACACACTTAGGTGGCTCATCAGAAGCAGGCAAAAGCATTCAATCTATGAAAATAGATGTAGGAGATGGCCAAACTGTATCTGCTATAACAATCACTCCAATAGATGATAAGTTTAAAGACGGTGCCTACCTGCCAGAAGCCTCTGCAGCAAATGGTGAAATATTATTTGCCTTTTCTGTAGATCCTAGTGTTATAGGTGCAGGTATTCCTGGAGGCCTTGGTGCAGGTTCTGGAAGTGATAAGCGCGAAGCCTTTACAATTGCCTCTGCGTTAATGAAAACCAATAGAGAAACAACATTAGAGATTTATGATTTTATAGCAGAATATAACAAGTGGGATCCTTTAATAACACCACATTTTGAAAACACCATCCTAACCACACTAGATAAAAACCCAACAGGAACCCAAAATGCAGTAAACTAATGGCAATATTAGAAACCACAGATATATTACAGGAATACATTGCCGTTCGTAATGATTTTGTAATTGAAGACTTAAAGCCCTTTAAACGCCAAGCGTTAAGAGAGTATGTTAAACCTTTTGTAGGAAAATTAGACACAGAGTTAGCCAGTCCTGCAACAGGAGAAAATGCAGAAATAAAAAATGAGGCTAGAGAGCTTTTAGAAGAAACTGTGGCCTGTTTTTCTTTTTATTTAGGTGCACCAGAACTAGCATTACAAATATCTGGAAGCGGTATAAGTGTTGCCGAAACTACCAATTATAAAAAAGCAAACACCTTTGAGAAAAACGAGTTTCAAAGAAACCTACTTAGGCGCGCACACACGTCACTAGATGCTTTATTGTTAATCCTAGAAGATAACGCCTCTTTATTTAGTAGCTACACAGCAGAGTTGCAAGACATAAACAAAGAGCTTATTGTAAATAGCACGCAGGTGTTTAACCAATATTATAATATTCATAACTCCAGACAAACCTACTTAGCCCTTAAGCCATTTATAAGACGTGTAGAAGATCAATACTTAAGCAGTTGGTTATGCTCAGAGTTTATTACAGAGTTAAAGCAACCACAAACTAACCTAAATTATAAAACTGCAAAACTATTGTTGCAAAAAGCAACGGTGGCTTTTACCGTTTCAAAAGCTGTTTTAGAAGGCTTGTTTATACTAGACCAGAACGGCATCCATTTAAAGTTTGACACGTTGGAGTATGAGAAGACGGCCACCAATACAAACCTTAAGATTAATGATTTTTTAATGCGAACTTCTAAACAACAGGAGTTAGCAGGAGAAGAGTATTTAAGGCAAGTATCTAATTATTTAATAGCCAACAAAGACGCTTTTACACAATGTAATGGCTCTATCATATTAGAAAAAGATGAAGCTGCTAGCACTTCTGTGGTGCAAATAAGTAACAACAAAAGAATATTAGCCCTATGATCTCCGCAAACCCATTAGCGCCTGCTTGCAATGCGCAAACAGAAAACACTCCTATTTCTAATTTGGTAGAAAACGGTATTGAGCCATATTACGTAAGTCCTACACCTACACCACAAACAGAGAATTTCTTTATAGATGTAATCATTGCAGATAACATTAACAATAGAGCGCAACAGATACCACAATCAAGCAAGCTTATATACATCTATACGTTATTTCAGTATGGTGGTCAAAGTTTCCGTAAGATATGGGTATTAGACAACTCCAATAGAGCGTATGGTCAAGGCACACCGCCAATAGGTTCAAATAATTTAATAGAGTTCAACACGCAGGCACTACAACAGAACAGCGTTGTAGACTTGGGAGATATTGGCGCACTTGTAGGTAACGAAACTTATGAAGAACATCTAAGAGATTATATAAACGCACAAGACCCGTCTATAGGGTTAATCAATAGCGGAACGATAAGAGCAGACTTTGGTGGTGATGTAAGGGAATTTAATTTCAGTAATGTAACTGGTGATTATGGTCTTAACGTAAATCAAACAGAGGTTACAGATTTTCAGTTATATGGAGAAAGTAACAATGAAGAAGATGCAGGCACGACAGTAACTAAGACATCCCAAATACCAATTAATGATGGTCAAGATGGCACAAGCCGTTATATAGAAGAAGATGAACTTGAATCGTTAGAGACAGACCCAACAGTACCTCAATACATTAAAGATTTAACTTCTGAAAATATAGAAAACTTTGCTACAGCTTTTGAAAAAAACACAATTAATGTAACTGTTACAGGTGATCAAAACAAACAACTTACGTTAACAAAACGTGATGGTTCAATCTTAATTGCAACGTTTACAGATAATCAAGGTGAAGTAGTAGATAATGTAGTGAACTCTATAGATTTTGATGAAACTAATGGAGTGTTATCTATTCAGACAGAGGAAGGGAACACCTTAACAACATCTTTTGATGGTCGTTATGCATTATGGGCTCACAATCACGAAATATCACAAATTAATGGCTTGCAGGGAGAGTTAGATAACACGCTAAAAAAGACTGGCGAGACATCACAGACTATAGATGGAAGCATTAAATTATTAGGTAATAATAGAACACTTGGTCAAGAAAGCGCATCTTATTATTATTTATTAGCGGGTACTCAGTATTCTTTTATAGGGTTTAGCTCAAATGGCGAGTATAGAATAAGTCCTACTTCAAATTATGGGCAAGCGGCATCATCTATAACTAACTCAACAATTTTCAAAGGTAATGGAAATGTAGGCTTAGGTAAAAATCCAACTGAAAAATTAGATATTGCAGGCAATGTAAAAGCGGGTAAACACATCACCAATGGCGGTGACGGCACAAACTTAATAGACGACAATGGCGACTTAGTACCTAAGAGTACGTTTGCAACAAGTGGAGAATTAAACAATGCTGTAAAAAAGACTGGCGAAACATCTCAAACCATAGTTGGTGAAGTAGTTGCGGATAATTTTAAAACTACCGACGGCAACTACAAAGTAGAAACATTTTCAGATAACAGAACGTTAGGCGGTGGCGCAACAACACTTCAAGCGGGTATTGAAGTGCAAGGTTCTTTTGAAAGCGTACTAACCCGCCTTTTAATGGGTATTGAAGAGAATGGTGAGGCGTATTTACACGCAGACAACCATTTTACAATACGAGGTAAAAACTTAGCACAATTACTAACAGACCATTACCAATTGACAAACACAGAAAACGGATACACTTTTAAAGAAGTTGGCGTTAGTGGTCATACTGTTTTTAAATTAGACCCGACAAGATTTGTAAACATCGCAGAGGTTTTATTGCCTAAAAATAGCGGAAGAATAGTTGTATCTGAATCAACTACGATACCATCACAAAGCGTACCTAATTTAAGATACAGTAGTACGACTGGAACAGTTAGCGAAATAGAGCGCCCAACTTCTACATTCATTAATACTTCAAATACTGGTTTTTCTGAAAGAAACATAACCTACAACGTTGTAAATGGCAGGCTTATTTTAATAGGTGGTGCAACGGCTGCAGCTACTTCAACAGATGTTGAACTATTAACACTCCCAACAGACCAAAGACCAGATGCCACAAGGATTATAAGCGGTTTTGGCGTTAATATGACAGTAGACCACACTACTGGTAAAGTTCTAGTTGCAAGCACTAATGCAAGCAGTAGTTACGTGTTTGACTTTGAATTAACTCTAAACTTCCTATAACCCTATGAGAACGTACAATATTTACAAGCCATTTAAACTATGACAATTTCAATACACAAAATAGGCGCATTTACCATCATAGATTATTACGATGGTAATAACCTACGTATAGATAGAGATATAGAGGCGCGCCCATTACGTGTAAAGGTGCAGGCAGCACAATCTTTAAGGCCGTATTTACAAATTGGCAAAACATTAGAGTACCCAAAAGTGTACCCAGAAATGCTTAAAAATGTTGCTATAACAGATGTGTATACTCTTTCAGAATACTTTGCCAATAAAGGATTTTTCTCCGGTAAAGAAACTACAATGTTTGTAGGTGGCTCTGCTTCATTTACAGGAACAGAAGACACCGTAACTGTTACAGATGAAAATATTGCAAGTAACGACACCATAAAAACTAGTGACAGCCAAAACGAAAACGAAACATTTAGTGATCCTGTAGTAAGCGCAGGAAGCTTTACGTTAACACGGTCCAGAAATAACCCTTTAATACCATTTAGGAACAGTCCAGAGTTTACCTGGTTCGTAGAAAATTAATTATGGCTTGGTCAGAAACAGTAACAGAATTTATAAGACGCATTAACCCTGTTAAACTCTTCTTTTGGGGCTTATTTGCCACATTGTTGGTTTTCCTATGGAGTATTAAAGGTGAAGCCTTTGAGTACATGAACAATAGCGACGAACGCAAATACCAAAGAATGCTAGACAAAATAGAGCTAGAGCGTAAAGTTAGGCAAGAATTAGACAGTGTAGAGCTAGAAAAAAATAAGCTAGAAACAGAGCTATTTATGTACAAAAACGGCTCTATTAATGACATAATGTATGCATTAGAAAGGCGCGTAAAATCATCATCTAGCATTAGCATTTACTCCATACATAATGGTGGTGGCACACCTGTAACTGGTGGAGATAAACGCCTTAGTGTATTGTATACACAAGACAATGTAAGAGGCGTAGATATTATGAAAGAGTACGGTGGCAAAGGGATATTATTAACTCCTGGTTATGCTGAGTATTCAGAACGGCTATTAATGCTAAAAGGATTAGGCTATTACGTAACAGATGTTAAAAAAAACTCGTCTATATATGAACCTCAAACACAACCTTATTTAGATAAGCACGACACCAAGTCTATGTTTGGGTGTTATATAAAAACAGGACCAACAGCCACATATTACTTAAGCATAAGTTTTGATCACATTGCCGGAATGAATTTAGAAGGGTATGATCGTGTAAGAAACCTAATGTATGATGCCAGAGATAAATTAAAAGACCTTCTAGATGTTGAGCAGGTAAGTAAAAAATTTAAAAACTCTTAAAGATGAAACCAAGATTAACAGAGCAAGATTATTTAGATGCTGCTATACAAATTGGCTGTAGTGTAGCTGCAATAAAAGCAGTAGCTTCTGTAGAAAGTAGAAGCTCTGGATTTTTAAGAAGTGGAGAACCGGTTATACTCTTTGAGGGCCATTGGTTTCATAACCTCACTAATGGTAAATACACTAATGAAAAAAATAGAGACATCTCACATAAACGTTGGTTGCGTACCTATTACAGTATGAACCAACACAAACGCTTAGCAAAAGCGGTAAAACTAGATAGAGATGCAGCCTTAAAATCTGCAAGTTGGGGCAAGTTTCAAATAATGGGCTTTAACTATAAAAAATGTGGCTTTAATAGCCTGCAAGAGTTTATAAATGCAATGTATGACAGTGAGCGTGCACAGCTTATGGCCTTTGTAGAGTTTGTTATTAGTAGAGGCTTAGATGATGAACTTATAGAGTTAGATTGGGCGTCATTTGCTTATGGTTATAACGGTCCTGGTTACGCAAAAAACAACTATCACATTAAAATGAGAAGAGCCTATGAAAACTTTGCTTAGATTTTTATTTATGATTGGCACGCTATTAATTGGCCTTATGATTCTTAATAGCTGTGATATTCAGAAACAAGCCACAAAAAACAAAACAGATAGACAGCTTACCGAATCTACAGAAACTAAAGTCTTTAGAAAAGGAGACACCGTTAGGTACATTGTTCCTAAAATAACATACAAAGACACTACTATTGTTAAAAAAAACTATGTCACCGGAACAACGCAAATTGTAAGGTATAATGATGAAGGCCAAGTAAGTGATGTTGAATGTATATCTGGTGCAATTGAAGAGTTTACAAAATCTAACAGGTTGCTCATTGAAGCCATTAAAGAAAAGGACAAAACAACAGATCATAACTTTGACTCAAAAGTAATACTGTATTTTATGATAGGCTTAGCACTTATAGTTGGTGTAGCTTTATTTATTGTCTTCAAAAACATTTCTACACAGTCAAAGGCCATTACTAATATATTAGAAAAGCTTGGCTAACTTTGTAGCGATGGCTACACGTTTACAAATGTCTAGAGATTTTCAGCGCTTTATGCATAAGGCGCACTTAAGGCATTCAAAACTTGAAGAAGCTATACCTCATAAATTCTCTAGACTCTACGATGCAGAGCATAAAGGCGCTTTAGGTTATGGCACATTTTCAAGTCAATTAAAAGCTATAAAACAAGACCTTGCGCAGCGCATAGAGTACTTACAGGAACATTCTACTTCTAAAACCTTATACGGTAAATTAAGACACCAACTCCAGAACGCACAAAACTGTGAAGACTTACACCGTGTTTTTAAAAACGGCATCTGGCTGTTAGAAAATAAATATTAATAAAGTTTGCTATCAGCAAACTTTATTGTATATTTACATCAGTAATAAAGCAAGGGTTCTTTTACATATTGATAAACAACAAAAGTTATAAAAATGACAAAAACAGTAGACAGCGTTTGGGAATACGCACAAAACAATCCTAATGGTTTTACAATTAACATTCTTACGTTAAAACCAATTAAATTCGGAATAGCAGTCGCTTACTTAGACACACAAAACTCTTTCGGGTACAATCAACTAAAACACGTTATTAATCACGCTTTAAAGCATCAAAACATTGTAGGCGGTTGGCTTAATGTAGACAACCAAATGTTTTATTTTGATAGTATAAGGCTCTTTAAAAATTCAGAATTAAATGAAGCAATACAATTCGCAAAACAGCACAAACAAATAGCAATATTTGATATTACTAACCTAAAAGAAATAAGAATTAAATAGGAGGCGAAAGCCTCCTACCCTTGCCAATTACATCACTATAAATATTGAAAAAATGAGTATTACAGAAGAAATTAAAGAGAACATACGCACAAGTGTTGCTAACTATAAAAAATCGGGTATTAACATTACTATTTTAGATCACAAAGATGATAAAAGAGGTGAGAATGGCCTGCCCTACAAAGTTGTAAAAATTAAGCAAGAGCGCTTAATAAATGGCTTTATACTAACTCAAAAACAATTAGTAGAACGCGCTAATGAAGTGTTTAAATTTTATTGGTTTCCTATACAGATAGTACCTGTAGTTTATTCATTAAATGTGGATGATATTACCTTAGATTGGATTTTAAGTAAAATGAAAACCTTTGGTGTATCTAGAAAAGACCTTATAAAGCAATTAGCTATAGATAAATCTTCATTAAGCTTAAAGCTATCTGGAGAAAGGGCTTTATCTAAGCTAGACAAAGCGGCTTTTTTCTACTACTTTTTAGTGTATGAACTTAACAGAGACTTTAGAGATTAATTTTAACCTTCCAAACGATGAACGCACAACAAAAAGCAGAATATTTAGTAAATAAATATTTAAACTTACCATTATGTGAAAGTGTAGAGGCAGCAAAGTATGCCGCGAACATTTGTATAGAAGAAATTTTACTGTCTAACCCAACAATACAAGGAGATAGTGAAGATATGGTAACTAAAATTATACAAACAAAAGCCTATTGGCATAAGGTTAAAGAAGAAGTTTACAGCCTCTGAATTTCTGTAATTTCTTAATGGCGTTGTCCTGTATAACTTGCATAAAAAACAACAATGCAGGACAACCAAGCCTTACAGGATATTATTAATGAACTTCCAGATACGTTTATTAATAAAGTTATGCAGGAAACTATTGTGGCCAACCTAACTGCATTAAGAGATATACACACTTGCTATAACAGGCGCGCGGTTATAAATGCAAGAATAGAACGCTTAAACTGGTTAGCACCTTAAATTATGGCCATTACAAAACAACTCAGTATTCCTGCCAATTGGGAAGCCCTTACAGATACTCAGCTTAAAGATATTGCTACACTGTTGTACAGCAACCCAAACGAAAAACAGTTTGCTATTAAAGCGCTACACATACTTATAAACCCTAATAACACTATTAAGAAAAATAAGCTCTTAGGGCTAATATTATCCAATTACAGGTTAGAAGATTTAAAACCACATATGGCATTTCTTTATAAAGACACTAACCGGAAAACATTTATAAAAGAAATTAATATAAACGACACCTACTATATTGCACCACAGCCGTTTCTGTTTAATATTTCTATTTATGAATTTAGCATTGCAGATGATTTTTATATGCGGTTTAGAAAAGCTAAGACACGTAAAGACCAATTAATGTATTTAAGGTATATGGCTGCAGTGCTATATGTTCCAGAATCATCATCTCCTAAACGCCCAGTGTTTTATTTAGAAACTATTGAGCAACTGGTGCAACCGTTTAATACGTGTAATACTAAAGACTTATATGCAATGCTGGTGGCTTACCAAGGCTGCAGATTTCTATTAGAAAAACGCTACAAAAAAGTATTTAAAAGCGCTGCAGGAACACCAAAAGGCCCAACTAAAAACTATGGCTTTGGTAAAGTTATATTAGAAATGGCAGGCGGTAAATTTGGAGATCACCAAACCACAAAACAAACATTGCTACACACCTTCCTAGAACAATGGGACCAAGATTTAACTAAAAAATAAGCGCTATGCCTAGAATAACAACACACAACCAAATTTTAAGCTATTTTGAAAACCTTGCTAATGAGCACACGCTTATTAAAGGCTTTTACAGGTTTAACTGGAATGAAATTACAAGTGCCATAAGGTCTTTACCAAATGATTTTGTGTTACTTATTGAAAGCCACGCAGGAGATATAAATAAAGACACACCTGCAGATGCTCCTACATTATCAAGAACCATTAGCGCATTAGTTTTAGCACCTGCACAGCCAGATGATTATAACAAGCAAAATGAAATATTTGATACTAGTGAGTGTATTGTTCTGGACCTAATAAGCCGTATAAAAGATGATGCAAAAGGCTTAAGACACGATAGCCCACTTAAATGGCTACGCGGTTTTAATGAAGCAAGTGTACGTTATGATGTAGATCCACGTGTGCCGTTGTTTCAAAACAGATATGGGTATTCTTTTATAATAGAACTTCCTGCACCTGGAGACCTATGTTATAATAATGAAGTAAAAGCACGCTTTAATATTTCTTAGTATATTGTTGGCTACTAACCAACACTTTACAAATGCTTACTTATATAGTTTTAATCCTAGGAATAGGAATTTTAATGTTCATTTTACTTTGGAAAAATCCAAAAAAGGAAATTAAGAGACACAATGAAAGGTTAAAAGCTCAAAACAATGAGCAAGAAGGAAATTTAACTAAACTAGAAAAACGCTTACTTACAGAAAAAGATATTAAAGATACTTTTGATAATGAACCTAGGTTTTATAAGTCTCAAAAAATGAGAACATTTAATATTAAAGGGACTTATTACCAAGACATTACTATACAAACCACTTCAAAATCTTTTTTAGGGTATATTGAAGCAGAAGAAAACAATGATAACGATAGGTACGCAGTTGCAATATATGACGATACAAACAGCAAATTAGGCTATGTACCTAAAGGCAATAAAATGCTTTCAGATAGCCTTATAGAATTTCATAATGGTAAATGCATTTGTTGGGGTGAAATTTGGTTTGATAAGTATTATGATACTTGGATAGGTAACATAACAACACCAGTAGCTTACAATAAAGATTATATTGAAAACCTAAATTACATTGCAGAATTATACACTTTCAATAAATCTGTTTTAAGTAGTGAAGAAATTAATAAATCTGCGTTTTTTAAAGCGTTAGACAATCATTACGTTATTATAGAATTTGCAAATAATAACAAAAACATAGATTACTTTTCACGTTATAGTTTCAATAAAAACACGCTCATTAGTTTTGGTAAAAGACTTGAAAAAGAAAAAGATTGGGAAAACTTAATTAAGCTGCTAGAATATAAAAGTTTAATAAACTCATTAGCAGAACGCTATAAAAACAAGCTTTTAAGTAGGATTGAAACCGCTAAACACAAAACTTTGTAATACAAACCTATGATTGTGTAACCCTTTCTTTTAAAATATCTTAGCACTATTCTTTTTTAACATTTTCATTGGCTTTTTTTTGTAAATTTGAAATGTCAAAACAAGTTAGGGGTTAAAACCCAGATTTTACGAACAGGAATATCGCTATGGTGGCCACATTGAAAGAGAGGCAATCCAGTCCCTGACTGTTTTGACACACCTAAGGTGGTATTCCGACGTTAATAATTTTCGATATGTCAAAAGAAAATGATAACACAAAGAATCAAACCAATGAGGGTTTGGCACAAGCAAGTAGAGAGTTATTCTCTGCAATTAGTCCTAATGAGTTGGTAGAAGATTTAAATAATCTTTTTACCGGCTATTTAAAGAGTGATATGGCTAACAACCAAAATGAGCGCATTAAGCTCTATTACTCGTGGAACCAAATGCTGGAGTTTTTAGCATCATCAGAAATAGCCATAGAGCCATTTACAAAAGATTGCTAAAACTAACAACCGCCTCTAAGTCCCAAGGCGGTTTTTTAATTATTTAAAACTATCAAATCCTATTTAACTATAAATAAATACATTAGACCAATATAATTACATTGGCACCACTATTGTATATTTGTCAGTACATTATTAATATTTTATTTTTTTATTATGAAAGTTGCTCATTTGTCTATGAAAACGAACCACGTCTCCAATCCGCTTAAAAGCTTGGTTTGGCAAGATGCTTCTGCAAAGAAGAAATCTGAGGTTTATTCTATTATGGCACGTGTAAATGATAGTAGGATCTTAAAATAAAAAAATAATGAAATACACCTTTACTAAAGAAGAGCTCTATGAAAGAGCTTTTTTTGTTCTAGACAATCAAAATCAAGGTTTAAATCTATGCTTTGAGCCGTACGAAGATGATTCTTTTATGTTAATTATCTTTACAGAAGATGGAAGCCCAATAAATGGCCATCATAATGAAGAACTTTGGGACGCTATCTATAAAATTATAGTTGAATTTGATGAAAGCAGAAACTTAGACTATCAAATAGTAGCATTATAATAAAAAAACCACTTTTAATAAGTGGTTTTTTTTATGTCTTACAGCTTCAATAAATCTGTAATTTTTCACCCCATTATTAGCCCTTAAATTGCTTAAAAATTTAGGCAATGGCTGTAGATCAAAACGCAGAAAGACAACGCACCAAAAAAGAAAGTGCTGCAGGAACCAAGGCAGCCAGAACGCTCCGCACAGACTTACGCAGAGCAGTTTCCAGATTTAAAGAAGATACAGGAACCCTTAAGACAATAGGCGCTTCAAAACGTATGCGCAAAGGTCAATTAAGAGGTATTGCTATAAAATCTCCTATTTATGGCTATATGAACCATTACGGTTATATAGGCACAAAATCCAATGGTGTATTCCAAAGACTTAAGGCAACAGGATTTATTAATGATGCCATAGAAAAAGGAAGTATAGAGACGTTGGCCACAGAAATAAGTGAAATACGAGCAGAAGAAATTGTTGCTAATTTTAAGTTTAGGTAATGGCTAAGACAACTGTAAGAAACATTACTATTAGCATTAATGGTAAAGAAGTAGAGAACAGCCTTCAAGGTGTAGGAAAAGAAATAGGAAAGCTTAAAGCCCAACTAAGAAAAGAAACCTTTGGTAGTGAAAAGTTTAATGAGTTACAACAACAATTAGACGCCACAAAAGGTAAGTACCGTGAAATGAATGATGAAATCCGGGAAACAAAAATTTCTGCAGATGAAGCTCGTGGTGCATTAACTAACATCTTTAATGGTGCAATTAATGGAGATATAGACCAAATTTCTACTGGTTTTAATACACTAGGTAACAACATTAAAGGTGCAGGTAAAGCACTTTTAGGCTTTGCACTTACGCCTGTTGGTGCTATAGCCTCTTTAATTGCTTTGGTGGCCGGTGCAATTAAAGTTTTTGTAGATTATAATGAGAGCATAAAGGAGCAGGTTTTACTTACAGACCAACTTACCAAACTACAAGGAGAGCAAGCAGACCAAACACGCTTATTGGCTGCAACAATTCAAGAAACCTACGGCAAAGACTTTAAAGAAACACTTACAACAGCTAAAGTGTTGGTTAATGAATTTAAAGTAGATTATCAAACAGCGTTAGAGATTATAGATCAAGGCCTTTTAGAAGGTGGCCAACGTAATGAAGAGTATTTTGATAGCTTAACAGAATACGCTACGTTTTTTAATCAAGCAGGTTTTAGCGTTACAGAATTTAAGAACATTATTAATTCTGGTTATGATCTAAGTATTTATCAAGACAAATTACCAGATGCTATAAAAGAATTTTCTATTGCAGTACAGGAACAAACACCTGCTGCAAGAGAAGCTTTAGAAAATGCTTTTGGTACAAGTTTTACAGATTCACTTTTAAAAGGTATAGAAACAGGTACACTATCTGTAAAAGATGCCTTGCAGCAAGTTGCAGAAGAGTCTCAAAAACAAAATATCTCTATACAACAGCAAGCACAACTAACTGCAGACTTATTTAAAGGTGCAGGTGAAGATGCAGGTGGCGCGTTAAAGATTTTTGAAGCTGTAACTAATGCGTATAAGGACCAAAATAGAGCATTAACACCTTTAGAAGAAAACTTAAAACGTGTAAGAGATGCAAACTTAGAGTTAGCTAAAGCACAAGATGAAGCGCTTAAAGGAGATGGTTATGTCGCATTAAGCAACAATGTTTCTGTCTTCTGGACCAAGGTAAAAACAGAGTTTTTTAAAGGTGTAACCTTTATTACAGATACGTTTAACAGCTTATTGCAGTTTAGCACAAAAACACTAGCGCAATTAATAGCATCTATAACAGCAATTCCTGCAGTAACTTCTGCAACATTTACGGCTATTAAAAAAGAAGGGTTAGAGGTTATAAAAACCTTTGGCCTGTTAGGTGATGTATTTGAAAACTTGAAGAATTTTGAGTTTTCAAAAGCAGCAGAATCTGCAAATAAATTTACCACTGCATTTAAAAAAGAAATTACAGACGTTGGCGATGTTGCTAGTAATTCAATTAACCTTATTGCAGAAATCTCAGAAGAGGCAGGAAGGCGCGTAGATGAAAACTTTAACCGTGCAAAAGAAGGTGCACTTGCACAACAAAAAGCAGAGCAAGACGCTTTAAATGCTTTAGCAAACAATGCAGGTTCTGGTAACAATACAGAAAACGAAGATGATTCTACCACTAAAGAAATAGATGATTCAGCTTTTGAGGCAAGAAAAACAGCCTACTTAGAGTTTGATGAATTTATAAAACGCCAACAAGAAGCGCGTTTGGTGAGCCAAAAAGAAGGCTTGCAAAAAGAATTAACCTTAATAGATCAAAAGTATGCTGCAGAGTTAGAGAAGTATAAAGAATTTGATGATATACGCGCAGAACTAGAGCAACAACGAGATCAAGAAAAAGCAGATGCCAAACTAGCATTACAAAAAGACTACCAGGAACGCACCAATGCCTTAGAAGAAGAAAACCGCATTGCTAAGGAAGAAATGGAGTTTGAGCGTGAACTTGCTAATGTAGAAGACACGCAGTTAAAAGAAGAATTAAGACTACAACGCGCACAAGAATTAGCCTTAAGGGAACTTGAAATGGCTAAAGAAGCAGAGTTAGCTAAAGTTGAAGCTGTTGAAGGTTCAGAAGAACTTAAAGCCGCTATAACAGAAAAATATAGAATTGCAGGTTCTAACATTACTAAGGAATTTGATGATGAAGAAAAAGAAATCCGTAAAAACCAAGTAGATTGGACAAAGTTAACCGAAGAGCAAAAGCTTAATACTATTACCGGTGCATTGTCTAACGCTGCAATGGCTTTTAATGAAGGTAGTGCTGCATATAAGGCTATTAAAATTTCAGAAACACTTATTACAACTTACCAATCTGCACAAAGTGCCTATGGTGCCTTAGCAGGTATTCCTGTTGTTGGTCCAGCTTTGGGAGCAGCAGCTGCAGGTTTAGCAGTAATTTCTGGTTTAAAACAAGTGCAACAAATTAAAAATACACCTGTTGCAAAAGCAAAAGCGCCTAAGAAAAGAGGTCTTTTTGAAGGTGGTCCTACAGGTAATGATGCCATTGGCTATGATGCAGATGGAAAAATAACAAACTACGTTCACGAAGATGAGTATGTTATTCCTAGAATAATGACACAAGATCCAAAATTTGCAAATACAATTGGTTGGCTAGAGCAAAACAGGCAACAACATTATAAAGGTCACTTTACAGGTGGTACAGTAGGTAATATAGGTGGCCTACCTAACACGGCACAAGATCCTATAAATAGCAATACAGACTTAGGAAGTACACTAAACAGGTTAGCCAATCTAATTGAAAATCCAGTGCAACCTAATTTAATTATTGGTTATGAAGATGATGAACGTTTAGAACAACTAAGAAGAGACAGAGAACAATCTCAAAGAAACACCACTATAGCATCATGATAGAAATTATACAGAGTCCAGACAATAACAGAGTAATTGCAGATGCCAATGAAACTTTAGTGGTTTTAAAAAGTACTTCTGGAAATGAGTATTATATTCAACTAGATATTTTTGTAAATGATAGCTTATTTACATCTAGATCTATTAGCAAAGATAATAATGGTTTAGGCACATTTAATTTTGCGCATTTTTATGAAGACTATTTTAATATTACATTACCTGCATCTTCTAATAATGGTTTTGTAGAACATAATGAGCTTAAAAAGAAAATACATTTTATAGCTTATGAAAAGCCAATACAAGGCTTAATAGCTACTAGTCAAATTACTTCACCAGAATTTTACATTATAAAAAGCAGTGTGCCTTTTGATTTTACAGATACACAAATGGCACCTTTATTTATTCCTGCATTAGAGCAACACCTTCCAAAAACAGGACAAATAAGAATCCCTTTTTATGCACCAAAGGAGACTATTAGTAATATTACTATAGTTACAGATACTAACGAAACCATATACAATAGTAATTTTGAGCATAGTGAAAGTGGTATTACCTCGTTTACTTATACCCTATTAGACAATGCACTGCCTCAATTTTGCCCTTATATAGCGGTTACTATTACAAATGGTGAACGGCTAATTAAACTAGTGTACCATATTATTAGTGCTCCAAAATACCAACCTAAAAAAATAATGGTTTTAAATAATGTAGGATTGTTTTTGCCTGTGTATTTAACTGGAGTGCTCGAAGATGTAAGAAAATTAGATGCTAATTCTTTTTTAAACACTAATGACAACGAAGAAACTTATGAGGTATTAGAAGAAGTTAAATATACGCTTAATAGTGGCTACCAAAGCAACGAAACAAAAGCATTAAATCTTTTTATTGCAAAAAGTATAGATGTAAGATTTTTAATTAATAATGATTGGGTAAGAGTATCTGCAGCAACAAAGAAGATTGAACACTTTAGAGATAACACTTATATCTATGAGGATGCACTACAATTTAATGTAGTTAAAACAGCCTTTGGAGATAGTACAGAAAGTTATTTAACACCACCAACGGCACAAGATATTTCTGTTTCAGAAAATGTAAACACTACTATTAAGGTGCATAAATCTCTTTTTGAAAATGCATTAAATGATAGTCCTGTTACTAAATTAAGGCTATCATCTGCTACAGTTAACGGCATTTATGGTTGGGAAGATAACAATGGCAACTACCAAGAAATTTATAACCCTAACAATGCAACACCATTTCAAGAACTTATTTTAGATTTTGAAACGTTTCAATTTTTAGTGTATTATCCAGAAACCAACGCCTCTGGAGATCCATTAGATACTATTTTATTCAGCTTAAGAAATAACTACATCTATTCTAATCACGCTAATTTAGAGTTAATAGTTAATGGCACAGCAGGAAACCAACCACCAACCATTATAACAGAATCACCAATAACTGTAGGTGTTAACCAATCTGGTAATGGCTCAAAACAAATTGAAGCTTCAATAACAGATCCAGAGAATAACACATTGGCAATCGTTTGGGAAGCGCTAAATAATGCACCTATAACATTTGATGATACTACAATTGCAGAACCGGAAATAACAGTTAATGGTGTAGATGTTTTAGAACAATACCAAATAAAAGTAACGGCCACAGATACAGATAACAACCTAATTTCAGAAAGGGTAATAAATGTAAATACGAGCAACTACATGGTGAGCAACGCTCAACAATTTGATGCTAACAGAAGTACAAGCCAAGACCGCTTTTACAATATTTCTTTTGCAGGTGGCGAACCAGGAAAGGCAATGACTCTTTTAACAGATGCCTATTTTGATAATAATGAAAGCTATGCTATTGTTGATGTAGATGGTGGCACAAACCAAAAACTGGTAACATCATCTTATAGAAAAACAACAAAAGAGTTTTTGTTTGATGCCAAAGGAGAAGTAAACTTTGTTTTAAAACTAAGAGACGAGTTAAGCAATAACCTAAATGATGTAAGGCTAAGGATTACAGATTTAGATGAAGGAATGTACACAGACCCTAACAACTCAGAACTAATTATACGCTAATGTCTAAAATAAAAATTATTGTAAATGGTGTAGAATTGCCATTTGTAAACCAAGATTTTAAATATAAAGTTCCTAATAATTCCTTTGAAACCAGTTTTAAGGTAGAAGGCACTTCTTATCCTATACGATTAATTGAAACAATTGCAACAAAAAACGCTTTAGGACAACTAGACATAAACTCTTCTAACAAGAAAAGGTATATACCTGCAACACTGCAAATTGATAACATTAAATACAACGCAGTTATAGAGCAAGTAAGCAAGAATGAAAAATTTAGGAAATGTAATATTAAAAGCCAATCATCTTTAGACGGCATCTTTAAAACTAAGATCCACGAGTTTTTTACAGATGTTAGTCTTTTTGGAGATCCAATACCAGAGCCATATAAAGATGTAACAGAAAACAGATACTTTGCATTTGACGCTTGGCGAGATGATGGTATTAACAGGCGTTTCTTGCGCTATCCAGAAACACATTGGCAACAGCCTATGTTTTATCACAAAGACCTGTTTACACCTACAAATGAAGCCCCAATAAACACCTACGAGAACTATACAGGCTCTATAAACCATCGTAATGTGTTTGGTGAATTGGTGGCCAATGGCTTAAGTTTTTCTGCAGATTTTGTTGATGTAAGAAATGTTACCGTTTTTTCACCACAAGTGTTTATGCTGTCACCAATCCTATTAGCTGTTCAAAGTATAGGCTATTCCTTAAAAGGAAGCTTTGCAGAAGATGATTTTATGAAAAGTGTGTTACTACACAGTACAGCGCATAATATGTCAGAATTTACAGTTAAGTCTTTAGCAGACAATGTAAGTTTTGAGAATATCAATTTTATTTTTCAGACACTTACAGGAGAAGAAGCGCCTGCAGAGCAAAACACTTGGCACACCTATACTAAAACTATTTACGTAACCCAAGACACAGAAGGAAGCTTTAGAATAGATTATGATTTTTTATTACAAACTGAATTATCACAAGACAATTATTCTGGATTTATTGCAATTTGGGAAGGAGAAAAAGTAGGAGAATATTTTTCTTATGATGTAGCAAGAGAAAAGGAATCTATAAACTTTACTGTGGACAGCGCCAATGTAGGCAACCAATTAAAATTAATATTCCATCATAGAAATCAAATAAACCCTATACAGCAAACTATTGAAATAAGGCAAGATGTAGAAAATGAAATATTTTTAGATGCGCATCCAACTATAGAGTTTAAAAGATATTTACCAGACTGGACACTCATAGAATATTTAAACAACCTTAAAAATATATTCAATTTAAAAATTGATGTAGATGAAATAAAGAAAGAGCTCACTATAAATTATAATGAAGAAGATTATTTAATAAATGGTGAAGCCACACGATTAACCAAAGGGTTTAAGCTTAAAAGTTTTAATAATGTAGAAGCAGAAAACTTTGCGCTTAAATTTGATAATGAATTAGATAATTATGTAGTGTATAACAATGGCATCCTATTAACAAACGGCGTAATAGATGATACCACTAGTACTATTAAAAACAAATTTAAATACATTCCGGAACTCAATAATACAGGATTAGTCAATGAAGATATAGCAAATAGAAACGGAATAGGTTTAATGCTTTACAATCCTGCAAGACAACCCTATGTATCACATGCGTTTAATGGTAGAACATTGAGTTTAGTTGGTGCAGGAAGTATTACAGAACAATTTTGGAAGCGATGGTTTAAGTTTAAAGTTAATGCTGCCAATCCTACAGCAGAAGGCGCTATTACAAAGACGCAACTAGACTTTATTATGACAACTAAAAAATGCATCATAAATAACCAGACTTACTTAATAAGTAATGCAGATTATAAAGATGCATCTAATGGGTTAGTGTTTGTAACCTTAGAGTTAAAAAGTATTAATTATTAAAATCAAACTCCTTAGTAAATTTATTAAGGTCTTCTGCGTTGTTCCTTTGGGTATATTTTTCTGTCATAGATAGCTCACTATGTCTTGCGTGGTCCCTAACTTTTATAGGTGGCACACCATTTAATAAAAGCATTGAAATGCCGGTATCTTTTAATGAATATAATTGGTACTCTTCTGGTAAGCTTAGTGCCTTTCTAACTTTGCTCCATTGGTCAGACAGTTTTTTAGGAGCTATAGGAGTTTTACCAGGTAAAAAGTTTTCAGATATAATAAAATCTTCATTATCTGCATTTTTAATATGGTCCACTAAATAAGGTATAAAACCATTTAAGATAGAAACGTGTTGCTCTTTTTTGTTTTTAGAAACTGAGGCATTAATGGTTATGTATTTTTCTTTAAGGTTAAAATCCTTAACCTTTAATTTAGTCATTTCTGTACGTCTTATTAATTCATAAAACATTAACTGAGTTACAAACAAGTAGCCTTTGTTATTTTTCTTAAGGTATTCTACAATTTCTGCTCTAGCATTAGCATCTACAATTTTTCGCTTTTTAGCACCTACTTTTTTACGCTCAAAAGCTTCTGCAGGATTAGCTTTTATATAGTCTCTTTTTAATAAGTATTTTGAAAGTGTATTTAAGAAACTTAGATAATTGTTGTAGGTCCTTGGCGAGTTGTTTCTACCATAATAAATAAGATCTAGGAAATCAACTAGAAATCGTTTATCATAAATTAAACAAAAGGCATCTGCTCCATAAGTTTCTGCAGCCCATTCTTTAAGATTCTTAGCAAAACTTTTATTACTCCTTACACTATCTGGTCTTAATGATCCATCTTTTAATTGCTTATCTAAATTTCTTTCATACTGTAAAATAACATCTTGAAAAATAGCAAAGCTCTGAGAAGCTTCCTTATTGAGTATAGGATTCCAACCACGTTCAAGTAAGTGATTTAGTTTAGCCACTTTTTGTTTTGCAAAACGTTCTCTATGAGTTTTGTTAGCCATTGGCTTAACCCTCATTTGAAATCTCTTAAGTTTTTTGGTAACAGGATTAAAACAATAATATTCTATGCGCCAAACGCCTTTATTGCCTTTTTTAAGTTCTGCAGGAGAATAATCTACAATTGCAATTTTTGAATTACTGCGATTTTGAAGTGTGTCCAT